TGTGAAACCAACCATAACGTATCGGTTGCTTCAGACTGGTTGTGGCTTCTCGGTGTTCGCCGAGCTGAGCCCCTGGCTAATTTTGGGTTAAATTAACTCAAAATCACCACGGCCTCTGATCGGAACAATCATTCAGTTGCAATAAGACTTTTTTAAGGTCTTTCTCGCACACTTTTTTTGAATGAGAGGTTCTGATAGGTCGATTGTCAAGAAAGCCAGGACCGGCGGCATTGGGAAACGATGCCGCGCCAGTCAAGCACGAGCCACGGGGGTGGTCCTACGTGCACTAGCTTTGGTAAAAAAGGCGTTCAGTTTGGAATGCGAACTTCCATTACTCGAACACGGGGTCAAAACATGTACTGAGCATAATGTTTTGATAAAGGATATCATATCCAACCCACCGGAAGAATTGCCTTCAGAAGTAAAATTCTGTTGGCTTTCAATTAAAAAGCTCCTTCCGGGTTCTTGTAAATGTATGGAAGCTCCCCTGCTGGGCGACCTACGTCGCAGGCTCCTTAAACCCACCACCTCTCTACCGAAGGGGTACCTAGATTTCGCGTTTAAAACCGTGAAATCAATGTTTTCGAAGGGTTGGGACACAGCTACCTATGAAAGGCATGTGTTCTCATACAACCCTAAGATCTCATCAACAATAGGATCTTCGGTAAAGGAGGGAGGTGCGCTCTCAGAATGGGCCGGTTCTCAGGAAAAGTTTGTTCGTATTTGCACAGGTCAAGAAAGCCCGGATAGAAATATCCGTGCTGAGTGCATTGTCGTACAATCTTCTGGGAAACCTCGGCCACTGACCAAGTTCAGCAGTTCCGCGCATGTTCTTGCGCCATTTCACCGTGCCATCTATGATAAATTGTCAACGCAGCGATGGCTACTGCGAGGTGAGATAACCCCGGAAAAGTTGGACAGAGCAGGGTTTTCGAAAGGAGAGTACCTGGTTTCAGGTGATTACAAGAGTGCCACCGACAACTTGTCAATTGAGGTAGCCGAAGTAATTATCGATGCGATCAACTCGGGATGTGTTACTGTCCCTGTTGAAATTCAACAATACGCTCGAGAAATTCTTCGGCCCGAATTGTTCGGTGTGGGCATTGAGAGCTTCGTTCCTAGGAGAGGTCAGATGATGGGTTCGTTCTTGTCATTCCCTTTGTTATGCTTGCAGAACTACATAGCATTTCATTGGGCATGCAAGGACAAACTGCAAAAAGGACATCGGACCCCCCTGGTGATTAACGGAGACGATACTCTCTTCCAATCCAGTCGTGAATTTGCGGATCACTGGATGCAAACTGTAAGCGCCCTGGGTCTTGAGGTAGAAAGGACAAAGACATCTATACTGTCTGAAGAAGGCTCACTCAATTCAACTTTGCTTCGATGGACGAAAGGAGGCAAGTTGAGAGTCGTCAAGACGGTAAGGATGTCGCTCCTCAAGACACCAGACTACCCGCACAATCTCGGAACTTCTTGGAAGAAATTCTGGAGGGTCGATCATTCCTTGAAGGTTCGCACTAGGTTGGCTGAACTATACATCGCTTGGCAACATGATGTTATAGTCCGCTCCCAAGTAAGTGCTTACCATCTTGGTTTTCACGGACCCCTCGCCGAAAGAAGTTTGAGAAGGTGTAGGTTGTGGAAACGCGAGGTATCTTTGGAGTCTGAGGGCCTTGGAGAAGTGGCTCTTCCTCCCGCACCTACAGCGCACAATATCGTTTGGGAAACCGACGATTGTGTGGCTATTTCGAAAGAGGTGTGGGAGTCGAACGACGTTCTTCGAGACGTTCAGACTGCGGAGGCGACGAGGTGGAGGTGGGAGCGTGCAAGACAGTTCTGCACACAAGACCAGAAGCAAATGAAAAAAACATTCTGGTCGCGTGTCAGGACTTGCGTCAAGGCGTCCCGTCTTTCTGAGAGGGTTAAAAACCCGTTCCGCGAGCATAACCCTGGTGTATTCCAGAGTTGCTCGATCCGGTATCATTTGACAGCTCCGGAAAAGTCAGATGGTGTATCCGCCACTTGGGCAAGCACCTTGGATCTGCATTTTCCGAGTATCGGATTCGACGGAAGGGAACCCTCTAACCAAACGCACAACGGGGTTTGTAGTCGGAGGTTCAGAACTGAGCCGGAGATTTCCAAACTGGTTCCAGTGTTCGGACATGTGATAAGCATGCTAGCCGATGTGGAAACAGAATTGACAATGGATTTCTTTTGGCAACAGGTTCGACCTCTTGACGACAACGATCCCCCACCATACGAACGTTAGTGTGGTACGCGCACGGCCAATAGCCGTGACTTACTTCTACCGAGGTAAGGACTGTAGATTCGCCCGAGTAATGTATTCTTGAAAGGGTGGTCTGCTGCGGTGCCAGCAGTTGGGAGGTTCGGAGGGAGTTGGAGTCGTCTGCCGTAGACAGTTGTAAGTCGCTGCTGTAACGGAGGGGGTTGTCAGACATCCAGGGTGTAGGAAGAAGTGTAACTTCCGAACCTACTGGAGGATTCCTGTTCGACCAATGAGCCGCCAATGTGAAACCAACCATAACGTATCGGTTGCTTCAGACTGGTTGTGGCTTCTCGGTGTTCGCCGAGCTGACGGTGTGGATCGAAGGGGATAAGAGGGTGGTGAGGAGAGGGCCGCGGGTGTCGAAAATCTGGGGCATAGGTCGTGCCAGGTAGGCAGGTACGGATGACGCTATGCTGCGGGAGACCCAGGTGAAACAGTCATGACGGGACTGGATGGAAGTAAGTTGGGGTGTAGGTCACGGATTGAGGTTTTTCCGGATTTGTGTGTAGGGCCTGGTACAACGTCTAAAGCGCCTCCTTAGAGAGCCTCGCAAAGGCGAATGATGAAATTACCAGTGTGGTCGATGACCAACCGAAGCTAACGGAACCTGTTGTAGGCTCTAGGAGAAGCAACAGAAGGTACCAACTGTGTATTGGACCAAATCTTGAGAAGTGAACGGCAACCGAAACCCTTTCGGACTTCCGGAGTGGTGTGATGGTGTGGACAGCAGAGGTTGGGGGACTACCGTAAGGTAGCGAGAATTCCCCGGGAACTCAACAACCGCTGTGTATCGCGCCGGATCATTAGGTTCTGATCTGCGGAGAAAAGATGGTGCGGGATGGCTCGGCTTCACGCCGGGGAGCCTTAATTGGCTTGTAACTGCTCTATCATTAGTACCCAATAGAACTGCATTTTTTCACGCCGGGGAGACGCCCCTTTCTTTTCTTTGTTATTCTCGTTTTTTCTTTGACCGTATGAGACGTAGGTGCTTGGCTGTGTCCCACTGAACTCAGAGC